GGGATAATGAAACAGAAAGAAGTAAATCGTCTGGGAAGCTATTTCTACGACGCAGATAGACACGGATGGCCAATCTTAGGAGATGTTGTATTTGCAATCGCAGCCGGAGAGGATATCGAGGCACCATCAGATGCAGAAGCATTAAAGATATTCCTGAAAATGAATTTTTCATATTTAAAAGAAGAATAAAAAACGCTTGCGAAAAGAAATATCGCAAGCGCTGCAACCATAAAGGTACACGAATAATCTAAGCACTTATAGTGTACCTTTTAGCGGCGGGAAAGTCAAGTATTTACAGGGCGACTGCCCTTTTTAATAACTTGATAAGACTATTAAAGTTATGAGGACACGCTATGAGAATCA